GTAATGTTCGTATCACCTAAGCAGATTACACAGCTTAGAAAAGACCCACAGTTCCTTGACATCAATAAGTATCCTATTACAAGCGGAGTTATAATGTCGGGAATGATTGGCAGTATTGCAGGATGCAAGGTGGTTAAGTCCAAAAAGGTAAAACTTAACGCAGGCGGTACAGGATATGATAACCCTATCGTAGTTGTTGACCTTAAGGACACAAACGAGGCAAACGATGCGGACGGATTCAGCACAACAGCACCAGCTCTTACAATCTACCTTAAGAGAGATGTAATGCTTGAGGATGACAGAGATATCCTTAAAAAGACTACCGTAGTATCTGCGGATGAGCATTACACCGTAGTACTCTCAAACGATAGTAAGGTAGTGCTTGCGACCTTTAAGAAGGACTAAGAAGAGTAAGGAGGTACATCAATATGATGTTAAGACGATATCACAACTTAGACAACGATCATGATGTAGTTGAAGATACGATTGAATCAGCCACAGAGATTGAGCCTGTTGAAGATACGGTTGAAGTCAGAGAGGCAACAGAAGAAGTGGTTGATGAAGCTCCTGAAAGCAAAAAGGCAAAGAAAAAAGCAGGAAAGTAGGCAGATATGATTACTGTAGAGGATATTAAAAAGAGGCTTGAAAGCTTCGGTTATAGTGCTGTCCCTGAAAATGAGGCAGCACTTGCCTTTGCTCTTAAAAAGGCATCTGATATATGCAAGAATGATTGCAATGTGCCCGAAGTACCCGAAGGCTTAGAGAGCATAGTTGTAGATATGGCTGTAGGCGAGTTTTTTCTTGCATTAAAGACCTTTAACCCATCAAGCCTAAGTAGTATAGGACTGTCATTTGATAGTGCCGTTAAAGAGCTTTCAGAGGGTGATACAAGGGTATCATTTGCGACAGATGGCAATAAGTCGGATGAACAGAAGCTTGATGTAATGATTGATTTGCTCATCAATGGCAGAAGGTCAGAATTTGCCTGCTACAGGAGGTTTAGATGGTAAACATTACAAAGCTGGAAAGGGCAAGGGAAAAGGCAAAGAAAAACCTTGAATCGCTATTTGAGGATAAATGCGATATTTATGAGTATATCAAAGAAAAGCAGACTAATGGCTCAACAGCCCACAAAGAGAGGCTTGTACATGCCGATATCCCTTGCAGAATATCATTTAAGACCGTGAATCAGACTGTTGAAGGGGCTAAAAGCTCCACACCTGTACAGAGTATAAAGCTCTTTATTCCAAATGGTATAAATATTAAAGATGGCTCAAAACTTGTTATTGCAAGGCAGGGTGAGGCAACTGCTTACAAAAACAGTGGTGTATTGTCAAAATATGCCACACATAGCGAATTAGGGCTAGAACTGTTTAAGGGGTGGTCATAATGAGCAGGAATGGAAGAGTTGACACTTCGGAACTGTCTAAATTATTAGCTAATATCGAGGGCATGAAAGAGGCTACACCTGAATTTTTAAGGCAATGCACCAATGAGCTAGGTCAAATGTTACTGCGTAAGGTTATAAGGCGCACACCTGTAGGGAAAAAGCCTACTTTCAAAGGTGAAAAGACAGCAAAGGCAGAAGGCAAAAGCGGAAAATCTAAAACCTTCTTAACTAAAGAGGGTGCTGCCTATGAAAATATGATGAAAACCTATTGGAGTGGCTATTCAGGCGGACACCTCCGCAGGAGCTGGAGGGTAACAAGCGCAGAAGGTACAGGATACAACTACACTATAACCGTAGAAAATCCTTTAGATTATGCCAGTTATGTAGAGCATGGGCACAGGCAGACACCTGGGCGATTCATTCCTGCACTTGGAAAAACTGCGGTAGTTTCGTGGGTAAAAGGCAGGCACATGCTATCAGATTCAGTAAATGAGCTTGAAGATTCTAAGTACAAGATTGTTGAAAGCAAATTAAATGCTTTTTTGAAGGAGCGGATGAATGTTTAATGATGTAGTAGATGCGATATGCCTGACTATATCACAGGCATTTGCAGACAGGGAAATATACACAGAACAGGTAAAACAGGGATTTACTCCACCCTGTTTTTTTGTTACCTGTATAAACCCAAATGAAGGGCGGTATCTTGGCGAGAAATTCCAACATAAAGGAAAGTATGAAATAAATTACTTTCCAAATGAAGAGAACGCAAATAGGGAACTGGTGGATGTAAGCGAAACCCTTTCGGATATCCTTGAAACTATAGAGGTAAAGGGAGAGCTCACGCGTGGTACAAAGATGGAAAGCACCATAAGTGATGGGGTGCTTAGCTTCTTGGTAAATTATGACTACTTTGTATATAAGGGTATGGCCAAAGAGGAAGCTATGGAGAAACTGCGATCTAAAACGGAGGTAGAAAATGGCTAAAACAAAAAAAGATGATGATAGCCCTGTATATGACCTTGAATCGCTTTTACAGGCTGATAAGTATGCAGGCTACAAAGACATACTGCCGATAGTGGTAAGCCCCGATGACTTGCTTACCTTGGCAGAGGTTGACAGCAGGATAGATGAATTTTTAGAAAGAGAGGTGCAGTAAATGGCATTAGGTGGTGGAAATTTTCTTACACAGAACAAAGTATTGCCAGGCTCGTATATTAACTTTGTATCTGCTGCAAAGGCAAGCGCATCCCTATCAGACAGAGGAATCGCTACAATGCCCCTTGTACTTGACTGGGGCAAGGATGAAGAAGTATTTGAAGTAACTTCTGCTGATTTTCAAAAGAACAGCCGTGATATATTCGGCTATGACTATGCAAGTGATAAGTTAAAGGGTTTAAGGGATTTATTCCTTAATGCTAAAACCCTTTTTGCCTATAAGCTCAATAAGGGCGATAAGGCATCAAATACATTTGCAACTGCTAAGTACAGCGGTGAGAGGGGTAACGCCCTTAAGGTGGTTGTTAAGGCAAATGCAGATGTGCCATCAAACTTTGATGTGGCTCTTTACCTTGATAATGAGAAGGTTGACGCTCAGACAGTATCAAAGATGGCAGACCTTAAGGATAATGCCTTCGTAGACTGGAAAAAGGGCGCAACCTTGGCAGTAAATGCAGGACTTGCATTGACAGGCGGTACAAATGGAAGTGTGACCGCAGCCAATCATCAGAAGTATCTTGAAAGAATAGAAAGCTACAGCTTTAATGCTATGGGTGTAGTAACTACAGATGAGGCAGTTAAAACCCTCTATGCTAACTTTGTAAAGAGGTTAAGAGATGAAGAGGGTATCAAGTTTCAGACGGTACTCCACAAGAAGCCTGCTGATTTTGAAGGTGTAATCAATGTGAAAAATACCGTTAAGGGCGAGGGAGCTGATATTGTTTACTGGGTTACAGGATTACAGGCAGGGTGTGCAGTAAATAAGTCCTGCCTGAACCGTAAATACGATGGCGAATACGAAGTAAATGCAGACTTCTCACAGTCCGAATTAAAGGCATCCATAAAGGCAGGCGAGTTTGTCCTTCATAAAGTTGGAGATGAAATCAGGGTATTGTCCGATATTAACTCACTTGTAACCGTAAGCGATACCAAGGGCGAGATATTCAAAGAGAATCAGACCATACGAGTAATTGATCAGATTGCCAATGATATTGCTGTACTCTTTAACTCTAAATATCTTGGCAACATTCCAAATGATGCAGATGGAAGGGTTAGCCTTTGGGCTGACATAGTAAAGCACCACGAGGAGTTACAGAAGATTAGGGCAATCGAGAACTTCAGCGACAAAGATGTAACCGTAGGGCAGGGCGACAGCAAGAAGGGTGTAGTTGTTGCGGATAAGGTTACTGTAGTAAATGCAATGGCTCAGCTCTATATGACTGTAACAGTAGCATAGAAGGGAGATAAATAATGGCGGATAATATAACTATGAAAGCCTCTGACACGCTTTCCGCAAAAATGGCGAAAGTATTTGTGACTATTGAAGGACACAGATACAATCTAATGAATGCAATCAACCTTGAAGCAAAGTTTGAGAAAACTAAGACTCCTGTTCCGATTTTGGGGCAGATGGGAGAAGGTAATAAGGCTACAGGTTGGAAGGGCACGGGTTCGGCAACATTCCACTACAATACAAGCATGTTTAGGGAGATTGTAGAGAAGTTTAAGGATACTGGAGAGGATACATATTTTGAGATTCAGATAACCAACGAAGACCCAACCTCAAAGGCAGGAAGGCAGACGGTAGTATTGCTTGGCTGTAATATTGATGGCTGTATGCTTGCTAAGTTTGATGCAGATGGAGAGAACCTAGACGAGGATATGGACTTTACTTTTGAAGATTTTAAGATTCCTGAAAAGTTCAAGCTCCTTCCAGGTATGGCTTAAATTAAATAAACTGATTCACAGGGTATGCAGTATTTGCGTACCCTATATTTTAAAGAAATGGAGATAATAAGATGGGAAATTTTGAATTATTCATGAAGGGCAATAAGGTTAAGAGAGAAAACCAGTTCATAGTAGCCACAAGCAACTTTTTAGATAAAAACGGTCAGCCTGTTAAGTGGGAAGTTAGACATTTAACCACTAAAGAAGCAAACGCAATCCGTGAAGCCTGCACCACAGAGATACAGGTAAAAGGAAAGCCCGGAATGTATAGAAGCAAGCTAAACACAAATGAATATCTTGGAAAGCTTGCGAGTGCTGCCGTTGTATTCCCTGACTTATACGATAAAGCATTGCAGGATTCCTATGGGGTGATGACACCTGAGGAGCTCATCTTTGAAATGATTGACGATCCTACAGAATTCAATGAGTTTCTTGAAAAAATTCAGAATATGAACGGTCTTGATAAGAGCCTTAACGATAAGGTGGAAGAAGCAAAAAACTAATAGAGGAGGACAGCACGGCGAGCATAGCACATTATTGTTTGCACAAGCTCCACATGCTGCCCTCTCAGTTTTTAGCACTTGATGAAGAGGATAAAGCGTTTGTCATTGCCTCTATAACCTTGAAGGCGGAAAAAGAACGCAAAGAGGCTGAACGGATCAAGAGGAAGGGGAAAAAGTAATGGCAGGAATAAACGCAAGAATAAACCTGATTGACAGTTTAAGTGGTCCAATGCAAAGAATGATTGCCACTACTGAAAATTTAATCAATCATATCAACAATGTTGAAGGGGCGATGAATAACGGATTTGATGGAAGTATCATAGAAGATGCCAGACATCAAGCTGAGGTATTTGCCACTCAAATGAGCAATGTAAGTAGTAGCATTAACGAAGCAGAGGCAGAGCAGCAAAGCTTCAACAACAGCGTGAATAGTGGTTCATCTGCGATGGGTGGTCTTGTAGGCAAGGCTATAGCCCTTGCATCTGCGTACATGGGAATTGGTAAGCTTATGAACATGTCCGATGAGCTTACTCTTACTACAGCGCGACTAGACATGATGAATGACAAAGTACAGACAACTCCTGAGCTGTTAAACATGGTGTATCAGTCTGCACAGAATGCAAGGGGTTCTCTTACTGATATGGCGGATGTAGTAGCAAGGTTTGGAAATAATGCAAAGGATGCGTTTAGCAGTTCTAGGGAAGTAGTAGATTTTGCTAATTTAGTACAAAAACAAATGACCATTGCTGGAGCTGGAACGCAGGAAGCATCCAATGCAATGCTGCAGCTTTCACAGGCCTTAGGTTCGGGCGTACTGCGTGGCGATGAATTAAATTCAATATTTGAGCAAGCTCCAAACCTTATTCAGTCAGTTGCAACATATATGGATGTTCCAATTGGGAAAATAAGGGAAATGGCTCAGGAGGGTAAACTTTCTGCGGCTATAGTTAAAAATGCAATTTTTGCAGATGCGGACAATATAAATGCTAAGTTTGAACAAATGCCGATGACTTGGGGGCAGATATGGACTATGATGTCAAATGCCGCCACAATGAAATTACAACCATTGCTTGAGAAGATAAACAGCATAGCCAATAGCCCACAGTTCCAAGCGTTCGCAGCTAATGCGGTCAATGCGGTTGGTCTTATAGCTAATGCTCTAATGGGGCTTATAGACTTAGGCGGTCAGATAGCCGATTTTTTCGTTCAAAATTGGTCGGTTATCGAACCTATCGTATTAGGCATAGTAGGGGCTTTAGTAATTTACAATTCTGTTTTGGCAATTGGAGCTGTGATACAAGGAGTTATTGCCGTTGCAACTGCGGCACATGCAGCCTTAACTGGTGCTTGGTCGCTTGCTACCTTTGCAGCAACTGCGGCACAAAGCGGACTTAATGCGGCATTGCTGGCTTGTCCATTGACTTGGATTATAGGCTTAGTTATAGCTTTAATAGCGATAATCTTTGCTGTAGCCAACTCAATAGCTAAAACATCGAGCGTGGCAAATAGTGGATTTGGAGTCATTACAGGTGGAATAAATGTAGTTATGCAGTTCTTTAAAAATCTTGGTTTGCTTGTAGCGGATATTGCACTTGGAATTACAAATGCAATACTTGCACTGGCATCTAACATGGGCATAGCCTTCCATAATGCAATAGCAGGGATTCAGTCGTGGTTTTACGATTTGCTCTCAACTGCACTATCAGTAGTTGCAGGAATAGCTGAAGCTCTGAATAAACTGCCCTTTGTAGATTTTGACTTTAGCGGAATAAGTAATGCAGCAAGTGATTATGCAGCCAAGTCAAAGGCAGCTGCCGAAAGTAAACAGGAATATCAGGATGTAGGGCAGGCGTTTGATGAAGGTATGTCAACCTTTGATGTGTTTCAAGACGGTTGGAGCGATAAAGCCTTTAAGGCAGGTGCTAAATGGGGCGATGGTGTATCCGATAAAGTATCAAGCACAATA